CTTATTGGCTGCCAACACAGTCACAGTAACGGTCGAACCCGCGATACCGCCAGTAGTAGTGCCGTTGAAGTTGATGACGTCGTTGGATGCGCCGGGCGCAAACGCTGTCACAGCACCGGAGCTGTCGGTATCAACCATCATCATGGAGCCCACAAACTTGTCCGTGCCGTCGGTCTTGATGGCCAGAGCCGAAGCCGTGGTCTCAACCACAAACGTGTAGCTGGTGCCCACGTTGTTGACGGTGTTGGGGTCTTGGCCGGGGCCGGAAGTCACAGGGTTGGCTGTGGCGTTGATGGTCGGCAGTGTGATGACCAGAGTGGCATCGTTTGTGCGGATGGTCTTGCCAGCATATGTGGCGACATCCAGAGTCACGGTGTTGGTGCCGTTTGCCAAGTTGACAACAGTGGCGGGGCCTTGCGAGATAAAGCCAGCCAACGATCGAACTGGGCCTTGGAAAGTAGTTTGAGCCATGGTTTTTTCCTCATGCGGTTAAGGCGTATCTGTCTGCATGACGTCGGCCCGGAGCCGTCAGATACACCGGAAAGTCCGGGGTAGTTGCAATATACCCCAAAAGAAAAGGGCCCACAAGGGGCCCTTTTCATATTTCCCGGATTAGGCTCCGGCAGAACCCCAGATACCCAGAGGATCAGACCAGCCGAACGAATAACGCTCGCGGGCCTTGTAACGGACGTTGCCAGTGTCGAAGTCGCCGTCCATGGAAGTGGACAGAGCCACACGCTCGAAGTGCTTCAGACCGTTTGGAACGTCAGTGGTCAAGAACCATGCGTTGGTGTCGGTCAAGAAGTGGTTCACGGTGTAGCCACCAGAGATGGTACCCATGCGCTTCAACGCGTTGATGTCGTTGTCGGCAGTCGAGACACGCAGATCGGTGTCCAACAAACGCTTGGCAACGAACATCAGGCTTGGGGGGATCACCAACTTGACGGGCTTGGCTGCGATCAGCAGGCCGCGTTCATCAGTCCACGCAGCGATCTGGATCGTGGCGTTTTCCAACGAAGTCTCGTTCAAGTCAACAGCGGTTGTGGGGCTGTTGTAGTTGACGCCGCCGCCAACCAGTGGGTGACCCACGCGAGTGCTGGAGCTGTTCACACCGAACAAGGAAACACCGTCACCGCCGAGGAAGGAACCGCTGAAACCATTGTTCAACACGGAAGCAGCTTTGACCTGCTTGGTGTAAGCCATGGAACGGGCCAGAGCTTTGGTGTAACGAGCCGACAGACTGTCGTACAAGTTATCTTCCACAGCTTCCTCGGTGATCGAGAAGCCCTGAGCGATGGTCTCGTGGGTGTAGCGGGCAGTGAAGGCTTCCTGCGCGTTGTCATAAGCGATGGCAGCGCCTTCGTTCTTGACAGGAGCAGCGCCGAAACCGGCCAGCTTGGTTTCTTCTTCGAACGAACGCTCAGATTTCTCTGTTTCGTACAGTTCTTTGTGCTCTTCGCCGTAGCGCGAGTACTCCATACCGAACAAGGCGTTCAAGCCGGGGAGCAGCTCTTTGAGCAGTTGTGCGCGTGAAATTGCCATGGTAATTTACTCCTTACAGGCCAACGGCGTTGGTATAGGCATGAGCGCCGGGGTTGAACTTCACCAACACTTCAGTGAACGGGTCGGTCAGCGGGGAAGCAAAACCGATGATCTTGAACGCGGCAGCTGCGGTTTGCACAGTAGCGTCCAAAGCGCTGTTCGAGTTGCCAGTTTGGGTAGAACCCGTGCTGGAACTTTGCGCAGCAGCAAAGAAGGTGTTTTGGTTAAGCGCGGCTTGCGTGACTTGGCCATCCAGCTGAGCTTGGAAGGTCACTTGCGGGTCGGTGATCACGTATGCAGTCACCACACCGGTTGTGCCGGAGGGGTAGTACTGACCGTAAATCTGCTGGCCTTGCGCGTTGATGTACGAGCAGCCAACGAACACGCCCCAAGCGCCGAGATCAGCGCCGCCGAGGTTGTTAGTTGTTAGGTCAGCGCCAGTGGCAGTAGCCAAAGCGATATAACCGGCTGCGTTGATGATAACGACTTGGCCGTTGAAGATGTTAGATGCCAGACCTGCGGGGTTAATCAGGAACTGACTCGTAGCGCCAGCATAAGGCATGCCGTCGTTACGGTTTACGGCGCGAAGGCCGTAGGGGCTGTTTGTCAATGCCATTTAAGGACTCCTTGTTACTTTGAACCTGAACCAAAACCCCCACGGCTGGTTGACGACTTGCGTTCGGCAAACAGCGGCATGCGGGGATCGTTGTTTCGCATGAAGGTGTTATCTACAGACTCCATCTGGGCTCGCGCTTGTTTGGCATAGTACTCATCCCGGGCTTGCGCCATGTCACGGGGCATCTTGCAGAGCATGAGGCCGCCGATCTCGACGTTGCCGGTCTTTTCATTGCCTTGAAGCATGAGTTCCGGATGGTCCACTGCTTTCACCGGCTCCCAACCTTCGCGCATTTTCGTGGACACGTTGGTCACTTGATGCTCGCCAAGCACATGTGTCGCAATCCAGCGATACACATACCCGGGTTCAGGTGTCGGATCAGGCAGTGAGCTCGGCGGTACGTATACAGCACGAGCAGATTTTTCGCGTGACGCAATGTCACGAGGATTCCGGTTGATTGTTTCAGCCATTCGATTTCTCCAGTTTTGCTACTTGAGCAGCGTATTGCTGCGGGGTCAGTCCAAATTTCCGAGCCAGAGCCATCTGGGTCTCAGTCAGTTGCACCTTTCGGGCCCCCGTCGAACGAGTCGCCGGAGCCACAACCGTCGTAGGCCGTCTACTGGAGCCATCGCCGGATTTCGGCTTGTCCTCCGATCCGTAAAACTCACGGAACACGGACTTCATGCGAGAATCAATTTTCTCGAAGTAATCGTCAGAGCGGGGATCAACCCCCGAGTTCACCAGTTTTTGATGCAGCCCTAGTGCGAAGCTGGTCATTTCCTCGTAGCCGTCTGCCCCGAACCACTGGTTTTTTGCCTGCCAGCGCAGTGTCTTGTCGTCGACGGAAGGTTGAGCTACTTGGTTTTGTTGAGGTTGTACAACATCTTCATCAACATGTAAAGGGGCTGGGTTGAAATTTCTTGCAGCCTCCAGTTTCAGACGTGCTTCCAACATGGCTTCTTGCGCAGCAATCACGGCGTCTGTGTCAAACGCTTCAGTGGCTTCCTTGAGCTTGCGCTTGGCCGCATCCATCTCGGTCTCAGCAATGTGTCGCACAGATGCTGCGTACTGGGTGGAGCCGTTGTTGACGAAGTGTTTAAGTTGGCGGTTCTCGGCAACGATGGCTTGAGCAATGCGTTCGAGCTCTTGCTTCTCGCGCAGCAGCGACTCTTTGGCCCGGCGCTCATCGTGCCGTGCATGCGTCAGCTCTTTGATGCGCTTTTTGACGCCATCGGAATAGCTCTCGATTTCGTCGTCTGTTGGGTCCGCCACTTCGCGATCCAGCGGCTTGCGGCCACGGTCTTGCGCGGGGGTGTCGTCAATGACTTCAACTTCGATGTCATCCGCTTCGTCGGAGACCTTGACCTCCATCGCCACGTTTTGACTGTCAGACGTGTTGTCGTCTTCGTCAGGGAATTTGTATCCTGCCATTTCTCACTCCTTATGCGCGTGTCAATCCACGCGGGTCTTCCACCACGGCATCCACCTGATCGTCATTGATCAGACGGAACTCTTTGCCGAAAATCTTGAAACGGGTTCCTGAGTAGGTCCGCACAAGCACGAAATCGCCCTCTTTGCACCACGCTCCTGTTGGGAACTTGGCGGTGTCTTTGTACGCATCAGGGCCCACTTTCAGCACGAACAACACGGTTGTGGCGTGTTCCTCTTGCTTCATGAAGGCTCCAGCTTTCACGATCGAGCTGTTCTCAAACGTATCCGCTACGTCCGGCACAACACACAAAATCTTCCAGCCCGTGGGCATTGGAAGGGATCGTGCCTTCTGCTCGGTCGACGCTGATTCGTCCTGCTCATCCCTTGGCTGAATGCGCTCGGGCAAGCTGACGCCCGGGGGCAAAATAAGTCCAACATCACTCATCTGATTTCTCCACTTTTTCCGCAAGGTCGATTAGATAGCGCTCTGCGACGGCCAGACCTTGAATGATGCCGCAGAGTTTTTGGTATTGAGAGAAATCGGTGCAGCAACCTCCTGCGAGGTCGTCTGCGTAGTTGTTCATGTCCGTGCGTATTTTTTCGCGCAATACGCGTGCGAATTCTTGGATCATGTGTTGGGCTTACCTTTCGTTGGTGGGTTTTCTGGGAGTCTGCGCCTCTTGACGCGCTTTGGCGATCTCGACGCCCATGCGGACGCCTTCTCGTTCTTGGTTGGCCATGAGGGTGGCCTTGTCCTTCTCGACCTGCGCACCGACGCGCATGGCATCCAACTCCATGCGTGCCTGAAGCTCGGCTTGTTGCAGTTCAAGTTGGTCTGACTTGTACGTTGCGTCGGTCGAAATCTTGACCGCGTTCAACTGCTGCGTTTGCTGTGCTTGCTGCGCTTTGAACTGCAACTCGGCTTGTGCCAACTGCAACCGGCCCTGAACTTCGGCCTGCTTGATCTGCAACTCCTGCTGCTTGATCTGCAACTCTTGCTGCTGCATCTGCACGATCGGGTCTTGTGCTTGCTGCTGGGCCTGAGCTTGCTGCGCCTGCGCTTGGTTCTGCATCAACACCTGCTGCGCGGCACGCGCCATCATGGACGACAGCGCTTCCTCGACTTGCGGTGGCAGGTCCGCGTCTTCAGGCGGCAAGGCCGCGCCCAGCTGCTGCTCGATTTGCTGACGGTATGAGAACCCAACGTGCTCGACCACGTGGGCCATGAGCGCTGCCTGAATCTTGGGCGCGTTGGGTGACTGGCCGATCAGTTGTGCGATCGACGGGTCCTGCAGCATGGACATGTGCACCTTAATGTGAGACTGGTGGTCTTGGTACAGGAACGCCTTGGCTGGCTCACCCTTGAGCAGGTTCTGGTTCTCCGACACAGGGTCTTTGGGTTTCATGTCTTCTGGCAGCGGCACCAGCTTGTCCGCGTCCTTGACACCCAGAACCTCCAGCATGCCCCGGTGCAGTTTGGGCAGGTCGTAGATATCTGGCGCGGTCTGCGACAGCTGGATCACGGCTTGGTACTGCACCACGCGCTGGCTCAGCGTTGCAGCGTTCGGATCACTGACAGGAATGACATCAACGTCGTCGTAGTCCGAGCGTTTGGCCCGT